TTTCTTCAAAAGAATCCTGACTTTCTTCAAGAATATTTTCTAGTTCATCGTTGGATGAAGATTCATCAGATTCAGGTGTATCCGTTTCAGGAGATTCAGTTTCTTCGGAAGGCACTTCTTCAGCAGGAGTTTCTTCCACTGGAGTTTCCTCTGCAGGAGTTTCTTCTATCTCTGTACTCTCCTCTTCAGTCGGAGTGGTCAAATCTGGTAAAGTTTGTTCAGGCGCATAAATAAAAGATGGTTGTGAGGGAGCCTCAATAATTTCTTCTTCTGGTGCGGGTATAGAAATAACAACCTCTGTATATTCACTTACAGGTCCAGACCAGTTAGCAACTCTAACAGTATAGGTAGCACCTTCTGTCAAACCAGTTAGTTCTATAGATTCTGGAGCGCCGTCTGTATTATAAGTGCCACCCTCATATGGATTTTCTGCATCTGGGTCATCTGTTATTACTTGATAGAACCAAGTGTTTGCTGTGTATCCTTCTGGTAACTCTGGTGCAATAACAACTGTTGTTCCTTCAATTACTGGCTCTAATAATGTTGGTGCTGGAGTAGGAATATTATTATTAATAGCAGTGATTAATTCAGTTGCATTGGTTGTCAATGTGGTTTGAAGAGTATTTTTTGTAGATACCGCTGAGTTTACGGTATTACTTAAAGATGTAGTGTTAATAGCATTTATTGCTGATGTGTTTATAGTATTTTGAGAAACTACTGGGGTAAGACTTGAATTTAATTGGACAATAGTTGCATTTGCTGCGTCAACTGCTGCTTGAACTGTTTCTGTATTTGGATCTACATACGGAGTAAATGCTGCACCTTGACTTATTTGTCCAGCAAAACCTGCTCCAACATTAGTATCTATAATTGGAATAAGTGCACCGTTGGTTGTTTCTCTCACATTAAATCTTGCTTGATCTGGTATAGGTCCTGTTGCAGTAACATCTGCAATCCATGCTCCATCGTTTGGATTAACATCAGCATTAAATCTTACCTGTACCATCTGTGTAGAGGCATCTTGTTGAGGAAATGGCCTTAAGTCCCAAGCAATATCTAGACTTGTTCCAGTAGTTGAATATGTAATTCCTGTTCCTGTACTCCAGGTTGTCCAGTCCCATCCAGCAATAGATACAGAAGGTGCTCCTGGAGTTGTATGATAAACCCATCCTTCATTTGTTCCAAATGTTATCGTTGCATTTGATCCAACAAATACATTATTATAAACAGTTCCACCCATTTGCATTCCGAACGGAAGATTCATTTGAACCCCAGCATCATCTACTCCAGCAAGAACATTTGTTGTGGTACCAATAGTTGCCTGTAAATTATTTACTGCTGTTTGGGCAGCATCAATGGCAAGGTTTGCTTGAGTTAGTTCATTTTGTGCTATTGTTTGTGCGGTTGCTGCTGCTGTTTTTGCTGCAACGGCTTCAGATACTTCAACCTGTGCGGTGGCTGTATCAATATTATTTATAGAGGTTTGGGCTGTGACAACAGTATCTTTAGCATCCTGAACTACTTGCGAACTTTGATCTATTGGTGTAGCAGATAAATTTATAGCATTAATTGATGCAGTGGCTGTGTCTACTAAGGCTACATTTGATTGTGCTATTGAGACTGTTGCGGTTAATGTTTCTACCGCTGCCTGAGCCTCTACCCTTTCAGCAACTGCTACTGCTATAGTGGCTGTGGCAGTATCCGTGGCTGCAATAGCCTGCTGAACCTCTGTAGTGGCTGTTGCAAGGGCTGTATTGACTGCCTGTTGAGCAGGGCTAACAACGACTTGTTCTTGATTTTCTGTAGCGTGAGCACGATCAGGAGCCATTATTCCAAAAATTGTTAAGCACAGTCCCACCCCAAAGGCTAATATTAGTCTTCGTTTGAGATTATTCAATTAAGTGGTAGTCTCCAATGTGTAATTATATTAGCAATTATACCATTTTTTACAATAAAAAAGAGGGTAGAAATTAATCTACCCTCAATTTTACAAGGAGTTTGTTATGCTTTTACTTTCTTTTGAATCTTAAGAACTAAATTCGTAAGAGTTGTAATTAAGGTTCTTAATTGTGCTACTGTTACCGCTAATGCAGCCACTGCAGCAAGTGCTTGTGAGGCTGAATCAGTAACTGTTGCAATTGTAGTAACTTTAACTTGTCCTGCTGTTGGAAGATCAGATCCACCAGTTGCAGAAACAGTTACAGTGCCAGCGCTTAGTGGCATGAAAACCTTATAAGTTTTTACACCATTTGCATCTGTTGTAACTGCTGTTGCAGTAATAGTATCACTTGATCCACCAAAGGAATAACTTGTAGTAATTCCACCAGCAGCAAGTAAGTTAGCATATGTCTTTCCAGATAGTACAGCACCTGTAGCATCAACTGCTGACAAGGTAATTGTTGCTTGCTCTCCTGCTACATAGTTTGCTTTATCAAAAGCCAACTTAATTGTAGCGACGGCAGCCTCAACACGAACTGTTGCTGTATCTGCAGAAATTGTGCCACTCTTTACAACTACACCTGCTGAACCAGTTTTTACACCAGTTAGCGAAAATAGTGCTGCACCATTTACAATGGAAGCAGTTGTTGCTGAGTTGCTAATTATTGTTAAATCACTTGAGGTAGCAGTTAATGTTCCTGCACCAACAATTACACCAGCAGCATCATATGCTACTGCAGAAATTGCATCTGCATTTGAACCTACTGCAATAGTTGGCTTCTTTACAGTTGTAACAACTTTAGCAATATCGCCATAAAATGTTACAGTTTCTGTTGCCAATAATACTCCAGATTGTGAAGTAAGTGTGATTGTTCCTACACCAGATGTTCCATCAGAAAATACTCCAATGTAACTACCTGCAGGAATAACCAATGATCTACCTAAACCAGTAATTGTTGCATGGTTTGTACCATGTCCCAACATACCAGCACCTGAGATGGTTGCTGTAACAGATTCTGAAGCAGAACCATTAGCAGCGTTCTTTTGAGTTAAAACAATAACTGCTGCAGCATCAGATGAGACTGTCTTTGAAGCATATACAGTAGCATCTGTTGTTGCTGAAATTGTTTCTCCAGCATTAAGAATAGATGTTGTATGTGCAGTTGATGCCTTAAGATCTGGTGCAGTTACAGTAACTGTCCAAGTCAATGCTGGAGATGTTACTGATCCAGAAGCGCTTGTTAATGTAGGAATAAATCTAATCACATATGTTCCAGCAACGCTAGGTACATAAAGTGATGATGTTAATTTTGCAGTAACATAGCCAGTTGTATTTGTCGCTGGCGAAATTGCTGCTGTTGTTGTGTCTGCTGATAGTGCCACTGTTGCGCTAGATGTTTCTGTAACAGCAAATCGTGGAACGCTAGCAGTAGATGGGGCAGACAATACTGCAGATATTACCGAAACGGTATCTCCAATACTTGTTCCCAAAAACGATACTGATACTACTGCTGTTGCAGTCTCACCAGGATTAATTGTATCTGCTACTGCATCAATGGTGACAACGTCAGCATAGACTGTAGCCTGTGTCGGAAGTGCCGACATCACGCCAAGCGTCAAGGCTGCAGCCAAGACTGTGGCAAGTTTCTTAAATGAATTCATTTTTCTCCTTGTTAGTTTATATTAAGTTTAATTTATCAAGAAAGTCCTTAACATCGTTAGGCATTTCTCGATTATCTAATTCTACCATATGTTGCTGTTTCTCCGCAAGTCGAGTTGCAGAACTCCATGTATGGACCTCAATTTCTGTATTATTATTTTTGGGGGTATGAGATATTGCCCCAAACACTGCTCCACAGACAGCATCTGCTAAGTCTTTGGATTTTTTACGAGGGTGATCTACCCTGTTACCCCTCATAATTTTTAATTCTGACATTTCTTCTAACAATAATGGAATCATAGGAATTGCCACTCGCTCTTCATAAATCATCATTGCTAAATCTTCGTAATGTTTTTTGGCAACTGAAACAGTTTCTGTTCTAATGCCAACAGCCTGTAATTCATTTTGAATATCAAAAGATTGCCAACGGTCAAAAGAAACCATTCCAAGATTAAAACCTTCTCTACGTAAATTAACTATCCATTGTTTTACTTCAGATAAGTTAACTGGACCTTCTGCTTTTGGTTCCCACCATACAACAGCATCAACAACAACTATGGGGGCTACTTGTTCATAGTCTTTAATAACTTGAATGTTAACCCATTTGTCAACATGTGCAATAGCAACAGCACACTTGTCATGTTTTTGTGCAAGGTCAGCATGGACATAATACATTTTTTCTGGATCTGGTTTAAAAGTTTCTTCAAACCTTTTAAAAGAGTCTATTGGATTTCTTGTGTTCATACATTTTTCTAACTTTTCTTTTTGTTTAAAGAAAGCATCTGAGGCATATGTTGGAACACAAGCAAAACGCATCATGGCATCGCCAAGATCTGTATAAAATGCTAGTTTAAAGTCATCTATTTTTCTTGTTGGATTTACTTCCCATGTTGGTCTTTTTAATGCTAATATTTTTGGAACTTTATAAGAAATAATTTGATCTTCTTCCCATGTAATTTCAAACTGATTGTTTGGATCATTATGTGGTAAGTCTTCATTCATAATAAAAGTATGTTTCTTTTCTATTGATTCTTTTTCCATAATTACATCTTCATACCGTTTTGAAATAAAGTCACCCTGATAACGAGGGAATGAAAGAAGAACAACCTTACCAAGATCTGGAAAACGAGAGTCTACCGATCCACGAAATGCTTTATAAATATTCTCTGCAGTTTTACCTTGTTCATTACCAGTTCCAACCTCAGAAGCAAATCCAGAAATTTCATCAAGTACTGCAAGCAACAAGTTTAAACCCTCATGAGATTCTCTTTCTGAATGTCCTGAGTAAACAGTAATTGATTTATCAAACTCAACGCTATCAGCCTTAGCATTATACTTACCTGCAAACCAAGGAGATTTTTCAATTTTTGTTTTAAAACCTTTAAAGAAAACGTTTTTAGCCTGTTGTGCGTTAATGGCAACGTTAATTAAATCTATCGCATCCCCGCTTGGTTTTCCGAAGTATCTTGCGGGGTCTTTGAGACAAAGTAACTTATAAACAATGTAAGCACAAGCAACAGTGGAAGTAAAATCTTTACCGCTACCTTTCCCCAACTGTAAGATGATTTCGTTTTTTGTATATTTGTCATAGTATCTAGCCCCTTCTACTAATCCATAAAGTTCTTGTAAATCTTCTCTCTTGTATATCTGACTCATTGCTTCTACTATGTCATACTGGACTGCTGACAGAGTTGGCTGACCAAGATAATCAGATGACTCAACAAATGTTTTAACATCTACTGGTTTTTCATCAAACTGATTCTCTTTTAATACATCTAAAAAATCATTAAACATCTTGGACAATTGTAATCACTTCGCCTTCTTTTGCAATTTGTGAAAGCCTATGCATAATTAAATCACGAACTTCTGGATGCGTAGAAGCAATTTCTCTAAGTATTTCAACAAGGACTTCTTGTCTTCTTTCAATTTGAACCATTTCTTCGGCAAGTTCTTTATTTTCTAACAAACCAGCCTTTTGAAGCATTTCAATTCTAGATTTTTCAATATCCATAACAAGTTTAATAGCCTGAGTCTTTGCACTAAGGTTATTTGTCATACTTGATTCATCAATAACTTCATAAGCCTTTGTAATAAGTTTGCTATAGTGTGTGTCTGCTCCAGCAAGTGCTTCTTTAGCCCGTGCACGAATTGCATCATTAGCAGATGCCATGACTTTCCACTCATTAATTAATGCAACAACACGAGTTCTAGGCATGTCTAGTTCTTTAGATATTTTTGTTGGGTCCTGCCCCTTTAAGTATTCTGTAACTACTTTGTTTACTTCATCTAAATGTTGAACTAATTCTATTTCAGTTGACATTGTATTTCCCTTCTAAACGATTAATTTCATCTTTAATATAAAAAATTGCTTTTTCTAAATCTTGGATTGTTTTTTGTTCATCTTTAAGTCCCGCTCTCCACAAATATTTAAAAGCATTTCCAATATTAAAATTGCGATGACGTGTAATCTGTATACACTCAACTCCACTAGGATCGGTTGTATAGTGTAACGGATGATTAACTTGATCAACCGTAATATTTAAATTATTGCTCATGGCTATCTCCTAATATAAAGGTTCCTACTATTGAAGATCTAGGACTTTCGTTTGTTAGTGAATGATCCATATTTGATTTAAATAAAAGGCAGTCGCCTGGCTCAAGAAAATATGAAGAAACATTTTGAGTTATCCTATCTCTTAAACTCCAGTTATTTGTACCTTGTAACTGTATAACAATTGTATTTTTATCATGATATTCATAGGGAACAAATTTATCTGCCAACGCAATTTTTAAAGACGTAAATTTTATTTTAATGTCAATTATTTTATTCATTGTATAAATTTTATTACTTATTGATTCTGGAATTAATTCTTTTTTACCAGTTGTATCAAAAAATAATGAGAAAAAAAATGTTGCATCAGATTCTATTAAAGGCCCATTCCAATCGGCAATTTGTTTAACAGCAATTAAATCTTTGTAAACAATTTCAAAATTATTTTTATTATTACTTAAAATATTTAAAGGTTTTTTAACTCGTATTTCTTTATTAAGAATATTTAAAATATCTTCCCAATCCAACAAATTGCCATATAAATTTTTTGCAAGATATGATCCATCTTGTTTCCACTTTTTTATAAAATCATTTTTTAAATTATCAAAATTATTCATCGCTTTGATTTCCTTAATCCAAATTTTGCAAGGTATACGTAGACTGTTTCTACGCTTGCGCCGCATTCTTTGGCAATGTCTTGTGGAGACTTTTTATCCATAAGATACCTCTTACGAAGCCAAGTTTCACTTGTATACAGTTTACCAGTCATAGTATTATTTGTCAACCTCTTTTGTATTAATATCATAATAAAATTTATCAGAATCTTCTAATATCCATTTATTTTGATTTTCAACATCCCACTTGTAATCATTAATTATTCTTTCAATAACATAATCTTTTTTTAGGGTAAAGGAAGGTTCATAAATACGAACTCTATTATTGGGCTGAACAGCAAAGTTGCCATCATCTCGCTGTATGACGTGTCCACATTTGTGCTCAGAA